TTGAGCAGGAGTTCCTTGAGTTCCACCGTAAAGTGGACGGAAGGTAGAAGCTTTTGCTGCTCCTCTGTCAGTAACTTCTCCATTGTCGGAGAGGACTTTGGCAGTGTAGGCGTGAACGTCAAAACCAGATTCGACTTCTTGTTTAACTGTTTCATCTGAGGCGAGTATTCCTGCAACTCTAAACTCAAGTTGACTGTAATCAATTTCGACAAGTGTTCCCCCTTCAAATCTACTTACAAATGCCTTGCGAACTGGAAACAATCTACCCTTAGGCATATTCTGTAGATTGGGATTAGAACTACTTAAACGACCAGTTGCAGTAATGCACTGATTAAAATTAGAATGAAGTAAACCATCTGATTTCATACCTTTCTTTATACCTTCAATAAATGATGCACGATAAGTATCTATTGCAGACAACCTAACTAATGATTCAAGAAACTTCTTAACTTGTGGATTAGTAGTTGTCTTGATGTTCTCAGTTAATGTTATCTTGTCAGTCTTAAAACCACCTGCTGATGCTAGTTCTAACTTAGGTCTGATCCGTAACCCTGCTACCTCATCTACTTCTAGATAAAGTACACCTAGTCCTTCGCAGTGTTCGCATTTAGTAGGTTTCTTAAACTTCTCTCCATTCTTCTTAACTTTATAATAGTGTCCTTTACCATAACAGCTGCCACACTTAATCGCTCTGGTTTTAAATGCAACACTGAAGCAAGATTTAAATGCTGATCTGAAACCCTCATCCTTCATGTAAGGTCTTCTCTTGGGCTTTCCCTTATCATCTACACCTATATCCATTACCTCTTTCCAGAGCTTCTTATCTGTGAGGTTACAGGAATACACAACAGTAGATAACTGTTCAGGAGAAGATAAGTTTATATCCTTATCACCCATAAGTTTCCTGGTTTCTGTTTGAAGATATCGAGTAAGTTCTTCCTGTTCTCTTTGATAATCTATATCCACCTGATCAAGGACATTCATATCAATTGCCATACCAGATCTTTCTATATCTGTTAGGACAGAGCAAAACTCACACATAAGATCTCTTATAGGAAGCAGGGATATGTTGTCATCCTCTCTGAATAATCTTTCTTGTTTCTGGAATATATCAGCAGTAGCTAGTATATCGTCACGTAGGTATGAGATCTGTAGGTTTTTAGGAAGATCGCTGTAGTTTAGTCCTTTATCAAGCATATTCTTTAGTACGTCCTGCTTTCTTATAGAATCATACTTATGAGATAATGCTTCAAGACTAAGCTTGTTACGGATACCTTTACTTAATACATATTCATTAATCATGGTATCAATAATCTTTACATCACAATCAATACCAATCTCACGTAACCACGCAACATCAAACTTAGCATTGTGTGCTACGACATACTTTGCATTACTCAATACACGTTTAAAAGTATTAAACTCAGTAAAATTATTATCTTCTACATTCAAAATAACTACTTCAGTATTACCATTAAGAAGATAACCATGCGGAGATCTTAGTGTGTAACCTAATGCTACGAACGTATTATCCTTGTTGTATGGTGAGGGATCTTTACGATCACCTCCTAAATCTATTTCAAGATCTAATACGACTGCATATTCAGTCATCGTTTTAGTCCTGCTGCCTGTTTATCCAACACACGATCTATAACACTACGATCACGCTTAACTGCTTTTAATATTGATTTCTTTACGTTTCTTCTCTCTCCTTTTGAAGTGTAAGTAGCACCAGATTTTTTTCTCTTTGGCATATTATATATCCTTATATAGTATTATATTATATATTATTATATAGTATATAGGGGTTCTCTAAAGCTGATAACTCACCCATATATCATGAATTTTAAGGTATGTCAAGTAAAAAATGCACTATCAATCAACATATCTTGATATTTTTGGTTCAATACGTACTGTAGCACGACCATGTGACCCTCCTAATTTGTTCTTTGATACGTGTAGATACCTCAAGAAGTTATCATCTTTACCTTCTGTATTCTCTTTACCTATACCAATGATTACATCAGCTTCGGCTGCCTTACCAATCTTAGAGTTAGCCATCTGAGTAAACCTTAATGACGTTCTACCATCAGCAGTAGCATCAGCCTGAGATACAGCAATCAATGCTAACTCATGTTTCTTAGCTATGGTTCTAGCCTTAATATAAATTTCACTTAACCTTAAATCATCTCTGGGAAAAGTACCACCTACTTGCATCTTATCTAACTGATCTATAATCACAATATCAAATGGACCTGACCTTGCGATAATTGAGTTAAGCTTCTCCATTGATTCACACTTGTCACTGTTAATCATCTCAATATTATCTTTTACTTTTGCCCATGAAGTTTTACCCATAACTCCATCAGTCATAGCTTCATCTACTTCTAATGCAGAGTAAGCAGAACCTGCCCTTGTCATAGTTCTCTCAGCAGGTTCTTCATTACATACCATGAGTACCCTTGCACCTTGATCAGCAAAACCTCTAGGAGAGAATGCAGTGCTGACTGCAAATGCAGACTTACCAGTTTCGACCAATGCAAACACAGTAGTTAAAGTTCCTGCACCAATTCCAGGACATAACATATGCAGTTGAGATAAATTCCAAGTCCACGGATAAGTTTGTTTGGTGGGATTAAACATATCATCCCATTCTTTTGATATGAAACCTATATCATCCTGAACTTCTATACCACCTTCATATTGATCTAACAGTTCTTGAATAGGTTCTAAACTTTTAATTGACCCATCCATTAACTGTAAACCTAAGTTAGCTATGGTCTGTCCTAGATGTTCCCTGAATGCAGACTGAAGAATATCTGAACCTATGTCTGGTTTGATCTCACCCTTCATTCTTCTTGTTATATCAAGTATGGCTGCCCTCTGAGATCCAGTAAGCATAGGGTTCTCTGCAAATATTAATGCCTCGACTTCAGCTACAGTGAGATCTCTTTCATACTTAGAGTGAGAGTTATTTACTACATCAAAGATCTTCTTGCTTTCTTTTTCAAAGTAATCTTTTGATATCATGTGATTGTGATCACGCCAGAAGTTATGATTAAGAAATAACTCTAGTAACATATTAGCTACGCTATCTTCTGGCTTTGGTGATTCATTGAATGGTACTATGTCTGCCATCATGCTAATACTCCTTGTGGATATTCTTTGGGATCATACTTTAATACTTTCATGGTTGTTTCAGTAAATTGTTTTAATCTTTTAGTCAACGATAAAGCTTTTCTACTTGCATCTTTATCTAAACAGATAACGCAATTAGAATATCCTTTAGCTATACCTATTGCTCTGTCTGATAGATCAGTACCAAGTAAAGCCATAGCAGTACCATAATGACTGATTGCACAAGCACTGGCTGCATCCTCTACAATGTATAGTGTCTCACCATATCCTGCAATGAATGGCTCACCAGTGTTCTCATACTTATGCCACTTGGTTCCTCTACTTAATGCCCTACCAACTGCATCAACTGCTCTACCTGCTGATGCTATTGTAAAGACAGCACGATCTTGGATAACATCATGGAATAACTCTACCCTCCCCTCTCGCCATGCTTTTGTTACATTATTCTTATCCATATATCTCACCATCTTCTCTGGGAAATAAGAAGAGAAATGTGAAGGTACTACCAACGGCACTACTCTTTTCTTTGTAAGTCCAACTGGTTTGGTTATTCTATTTACTAATGCATCTTTAGACATGGCTACAGCAGTAGCACCTTTAGCATTGCACGATGCCTTATAGCAATTCCAGATTACTAAACCATCCTTACAAGTTATGGTGAATGTTTTTATCCCTGCACAGTTTGGGCAGTTGATACGTTTAGTTTCACCATCACTCAAGAATAGATCGTCTATCAAATCTTGGATCATTCTTAGCCTCTTTCTTTTTATTTTTAATTATCCTGGTCTGATACTTTGATGTTCTCAAGTCTTTTGCGATAGGGTTGGATCTCTTGATCAATGTTTTCTTCTTCCCACTCATCAAAAGTCTCCAACCATTCATCTATAATATCTGAGAGGGGATCATCTATTAACTTATTTCCCATCCCCTTCTCTCCATTGCTCCATTTTATATACACTATACATAAAAAATACATATATTAATAATGATATAATCCATACTGCTGCGCCATCCATAATCATCTATTATCTCCACTTCCACCGATAACATTTCTTTGCAGTCTATCTTCTAGCTTCATCACGTTTAGTTCTTTAACTTTATCAAAGTCCAAACCTAGATCATCAATCAGTCTAGCTAATGCCCATAGAACATCACCTAACTCTTTCTCTAAATCTTTTTTACGTTTGTAAGTAACCTCTCCATTATCATCTCTATAAATCTTTTTAACTTGGTTACATACTTCTCCAACTTCACCTGCTAACTCCAATGATGGATAGATAATTGGGTTAGTATATATCGCAGTCGATTGCGTCCACATTTGATAGCCTGTTAAATCACTCATTTTTTATACCTTTATATCTATAATTTTACCGATTGATTTTGAATTATCTTTAGTCGGCTGCAGGAAATCTGCTTTCTCTACTGGTGGAACTGGTACATTTGATTGGGCTTTATGTGCATGACTAAGCTTACTCTTATGTAAAACCAGGTCTCCTGACGGAGAGTATACAGGATGTTTTAATAATGTACTAGTGCCTATGTGGTCTATACTCATGGTGTTAACTCCTTTAATCTTCTAACTAGTTCTTCAATCATGTGGTCCTGCTTCGTTAGCAGTTCGTTTAGTATTTTTTTCTCTTCCATTAAAGCATTAATCTCCTTCTCTTGATATGCAATCTTTGGATCATCACCTATTGTAACTAAATCTTTATAGTTTTTCTCTGGTGCAAAATCATTATACAATGGATTATAACTACTTGCTATCTTCACGCTACAAACCTTCCTAATTTAGTTCCGCGAATACCTAATAACTTATACTTATATTTGATAGTCTTTGTAAGGTATTGTTTATATACCCTACCATTTACATCACCGCCTGCCGATGCTGCCTTATTCTCAATCTCTACTACATCCTTCTCACCAGTGAAACGATTGGTTCTCTGGATTACCGTTGTTGTTTTAGCCATTGGCTCGCTCCTCAATCCTAGCCATTGCGTTGCAGAGTTTTTCCCAACGCCGATCATTTGATTTAAACCCTACTGCCTTAGTCTCTTCACGATATTCCTGTAGAACATCCCAAACTAATTCAAAATCTTCGGTTAATTTATTCATACTTTTAATCCTTTCTCTGCTATCTTATTACCAAAGTATATAATTGCTTTTAATTCTAAATTACTTAATGAACTCTTATACCCTGTAGATGCTTCTAATGCAAGTCTTATTTCATCAACTTTTTCCTGGCTTATCTTTTCAGTAAACATCTACTTTATCCTTCCCATTTATCATTGTAAATCTTAACTAAAGTGTATGCTGCCACACATCCGATGCAACACATGATTATAAAAAACTCATTACTGAATATTATATCTATTAGAATATCAGTCATCGTCTATCTCATTTCTAGGATCTACTGTAGCTCCGTTATACCCGTAAGCATTATCAATATCTGGCTCACCTTCATATGATGCAAGCTTACCTTTAATTACTTCTATAGGTATTGGGCCATCATACATATTCTCAAGCCTCCATCTATCTACTGGTTTTAATTTACTCATTAATGTAAATTTATCTAAATCCATTTTTACTCTCCTTTAATCTTCTAATACTACATTATATTTTTTAGCGCAACATTTTAATAATATCTCTGTATAAAATCTTTTATCAGTTGTCAACTCATCAATATATCCACCTGCCCAAAAATACTCTATTGCATCCATTACATCTTTTTTAGTTACTTTATCCATTTTACTCTCCTATAAGTTTATTAATATTGTACTAACACAAAACCAAATAATAAGATACATCATTAATTTATTTTCCTACTCTTTACAATATCCCAATCAACACCTTTAGGCGTTCTTCTGCCATGTTGAATGATTTTCATTATAGTCTTAACTGGCACTTTCAAAGTCTCAGATAATACCTTCGCTTCTTTCAATCCATAATCTTTATTATTATGGGCTGCCGTCCAGATCATTTCTGTAATTGCATCAGATAAATCAGACATTGTGTATATCCCTTAATTGTTCATGCATGATTTTCCTGGTTTTATTAATATGCCAATCAATTATAGTCTCAGGTCTGGATTGTTGGAAGTATCCCTCACTTAAACCATGTTTAACAGCATCACTATTAAGTCTTAAAAGATGTTTGATTTCTTTTAGTTTAACTCTAATCCGTTTCATTGTTTAGATCCCCTCTTTATTGTCTAGAAATTTATGTAATTGGATTATATCAAAAACTCTACTTTCAACTTCTTTGACTTTGCTGCCAAATGTATTTTTTATTTTAGTAGTTAAATCATCGGCTACTCTATCAGACTGTTTATCTCTTATGAACTGTTCTAGTTCCTCACAATCTAATTGGGTAAACTCTTTGCATTCTGTTGGTATCTCTATCTTAATATATGTCATTGTTTACTCTCCTATCATCTAGATATTATTATTGCGGTTATGGCGATAACAATAAACATCGTTATCATTATCGCCGTTACTACTAGTTCAAACATTTACAACAAATCCAGTCTTATCGGTGTTGCCCGTTTTCTTTTCACGTAATCCTACTATAACGCCTTGATCATCTAAGAACCTGTTATCAGTTAGATCGCCGTCTATAACACGATGACCTAGATATTTGATTGGCAAGTCTTGACCCTTCTTAGTATCAAAGACTACAGCCACATTAACGCCTGACTTGATAGCATCGTGTATAGTCTTATCTGTAGTTGTCTCCGTGCGCGATAAGGTAACGCTATAACGTCCGATAAGATTAAGCTTAGTATGCTTAATTACTTTTGTATAATCATAGATCGCATCCAATCCCATATCCCATAATTGGGGGAATAAAAAATAGAAATTTATGTCACTAATTACGTTTGGTCTAAATGCGGTCTTTGCTTGCAATCGTAATGCTTTTCTTTTCATTGCTTCGATCTCTTTCAAAGCTTGTCCAATGAATTGATCGCGATAATCAAACCATAGGATTGTTCGAGTGATACGCGCAATCAATACTGTATGGTTTCCATCGTGAACCATATGCCGTTGACCATGACCCGAAAATACTAGGCAAGCTTTCGCACATCCAAGACTAGCACCGGCGCAAGTATTATATCCAGATACCCATGTAGGTGCTAACTGAAAGCCTGCCGTTAAATATTTGATATCGTCGCTATGCTTTTCTAGCTTGGTGTTAGTAGTGACAAGCTTTGGAAGCTTCGACCAATCAAGTGAGCCGTCTTTATTGGTAGCACGTGCTATCTTCATCTTTGCACTATGACGGGATTTGATAACTAGTGAATCTTCTTCAGTGATTGTTTTGATTGTGTTTGATATAGTCATTGTGTCTCTCCTATGAGTTAAGATTATTTAAGTTCAGTTAGAATATGGCAGATTGTATCTATTGTAAATCCATTACCTAACATCTTGTATCTTTGGGTATTGCTTACGTGGTTTGTATAGTTATCTGGAACCGTTTGCAATCGCTCGCATTCTATAACCGACAATTTAGAATATTCTTTGCAGCTGCTATCAGAAAATTTTAATTGTCTTCTATTCTTTTCAAAGTATGATTTTAGATTACCGCCTTTAAAATAATTAGCATCTAAACAATGAGATTTGTCTCTATCAGAAAAACCATCTTCAAGAATATCATTCATAACTATTCCCTTGTCACTTGGTAGCGTTGGGATATTCAAGTTAGTCCAATACAATCTATATCTGTTTTGGGCCGAAAAGATATTAGAATTAATTGCTACGGGTTCTATGACTTGCCCCATAACATCCGATAAGGCCTTAGTCATTCGATCTTGATTAGCTTTAGTCATTCTTACATTTTCAACTAATATCTTTAGATCGGGATTGATAGCTAAACAAGCTTTGACAAGTCTTAGACCTTCAAAGAATAGGCCCGATCTTTCTCCTTCTAATCCCTTCTTATCACGCGAAGCAAAGCTTAGATCCTGACAAGGTGAACCCATAACCAATAGATCAATATGAACATCAAAACAAAGCTTAGTAACATCTCCTAATTGTTTAGTATTGGGAAAGTTTGCTTGCGTTACTTTGATAGCATACTTGTCAATTTCACTAGCATAATAGTTATCAACTTTGATACCTAGTTTTTTGAGTGCTAGTTGAGTTCCTGACATTCCGTCAAATAAAGATAATACGTTCATTGGTTTTCTCCTAAGTTAGGGGAAAGCTTGATTACTTTCCCCGATTGTTGATTAGTCATTCCAGATTGGGTCGTTATAGATCTCAATCATTTTATCAGTCAATGGTTCTTCTTCTAATGTTACGAAACCATCTTTAAATAAATTTGCACCAATCATTGGATTATATCCCATCTCCATTGCTTTTCTAGATAATACCATTTCTCTATGTAAGCAATATTGATGCATTCCTTCGGATCTCTTTAGATCTTCTTTTAATGTTTCAATCTCTTGATCTCTATCTGCAATCATTTGTTTCATTGCGACAACTTTGCTATTTGATAGAGATAGTTCGTTTTGCTTTTCTTTGATCTCTTTGTTCAAGTTTTCAAAGTATTCTGCGTTACCTATAATCATCTGTTTTTCCTTTGTTCTCATTTTGTTCTCAATAGGGTTTATTCCCTGACTGCTAATAGATACTAGTTCTTATTCATTAGCAAGCATAAAAATAAAAAAGATTAAAATTAATTATATCAAAGAGAGAGTGAAATTAGGTTAAGTTATTGTTTTTATTAAGTTATTTAGCCTATTTCGCAGCATGAAATCCAGGCTACCACCCATTTTTTAACGCTATTAAATCGATACAATTAACGATGATTAACGATAAGAAAGAGAGAGTGATAAGAGAGAGTGATAAGAGAAATCACGGAACCTATTAATAACATCCGTATTATCTAAGGGGATATGTATCTGCTCTCAAATAAGGGGATATATCCACAGAAAGAGCCGAAACCATTCCGAATAGATCCCAATAATGTTTGATGGTCTTAAAATAGCTCAATAATATCTATTCCTATCACCCTATCATCATATATTCCCTGATGAACCCTGCGACGATTAAGGGCGGGCAGTCGCCACGTGCTGCCTAGGGGATACGTATTATGTGATTATGAAAAATTGTCTAAAATTCAATGTAAACAAGTAGTTAATACAGAATTATCACGAAATATTACAGTCATTGTAACAATTTGTGATTTGACAAATGGATAAAAGTATGGTAAGATTCGTAATCTTAGTTGGATACGAAGCTCCAACGGAGTATCTTACTAAGGGTTGCAACGGGAACCCTATATATTATATATAATATCATAAAATATTAACATTGTAAACACATATTAGCATAAATAAATAGTTTATTAACATTATTAACAGTAGATCGGCCCAGCCTTTGAGGGCTGGACCTCACGTATAGACGTATTTTGCGTATTTTAAGCAGTAATTCCGTAATTTTGCTTGACAATTTAGCGTAAATGTGATATACTCCGTACCATAATACCTACTGCGACTATATTATCTATATTTCTGCGGAGTATACGGTGATTAGGCTAGTGATTGCAGCGAAAAACAGATTTTTAAGGGAGTCTTCCAAAGTGTAGTAGGTAACTCCCTTATTTTTATGGAGATGTTATGGTTGAAAAGAGTGGAGAGAAGTTTTCTGGCTACAATAAGCCTAAAAGAACACCGAAACATCCTAAGAAAAGCCATGCAGTGCTTGCAAAAGAGGGTGATAAGATCAGATTAATTAGATTTGGTCAGCAAGGAGTGCGTGGAGCAGGTAAGAATCCTAAAACTGCTAAAGATAAAGCCAGGAAGAAGTCGTATTACGCAAGACATAATGCACAAGGTAAGCCTAAAAGTAAACTCTCTGCTAAATACTGGAGTCATAAAGTGAAGTGGTAGATGAGTTATTACAGAAGATACTATATGCAAAGGGATTATGCAGTGAAAGACAAAGGTGAACAGTTATTACTTGATGAAGAATGGGTAAAAGTAGATTCAGTTAAGTTATGCGAGTGTGATGATGCAGCAGAAGGTCAAATATGTGAGTGTGATACTCTAACAACTAATGGAACGCATTGTGATAGTTGTATTGAATGTGGGTGTGATCCAAATATATGTAGATGTGACTGTCATAAAGCTAATAAAGAAATGGTAGATGTTAATAAATACGTTAAGAGTAAAGAGTTTTGGCGTAATAGAGGTTGATAACGTGGGCAAGGTAGTCATATAGGTGGGGGCTTTTATATTTAGCAGTGACTATTTGAAAAGGATTATATATGGCTAACGCAACAGGTAATAGAAAAAAATTAGACAAGGATGGAGATGGAAAGATCACTGGTAAAGATCTGGCTATGCTCCGTAATAAGAAAGGTAAGACTATGAAAAAGACTAAAAAAATGTCAAAGGGTGGTACTACTAAAAAAATGATGTATGGTGGTGCTATGGGTAAAAAGAAAACTAAGAAAATGTCAAAGGGTGGAGCAGCTAAACGTAAGTAATGTCTTACCTCATAAGTAATGTACCCCATTTTAATTGTTGGGTACGGAGGGAGTTCACTAGTAATCATACTGAATATCACGGTGAGTTTCTTCATGCAATCGCTATCGCGGTTAATACAATACCAGATAGATCATTAAGCTTTCAAGTAGTGTTTACTGGTTGTGAGGCAGATCTGGAAGGTGGGCCAGAAGAAAATATACATGGTGGAGCAATGTGGGCAAGACTTCCAATTGAAGCATTAGTAGCTGATATCCCCTTAAAGAAATGGCCTAAACCAATGCAAGACCATTTGTGTCAGCCTTGGGATTGTGAATCGAGAGAGCATAGTGTAATAACAATGGACAGGGTTAGCTCATCACCTTGGATATGTAAGATTGATGGGGAGTTTCATACAGGTAAATATTTATTTACTGTAGATTATACAGGCAATGATATAGCTGATGATCCTGCACAACATAAGCAGTCTCATGTGTTATACTTGACTGACGCAGGTAAATGGACAGGTAACTTTGTAGCGTTACCAAACAATAGAGTAAGAGCTACGAGTCCTGCTTTGTGGAGAACAGGTGAAGGTGTACCAGATTTTGCTCCTTCTCAATGGGTTCATTCAGCAGAAGGACATGAATCCTATCTAGATCCAAATACCACTTTTAACAACTTGTATTCAGATGGCAGCAAAAACAAAAAGCAAAAGCACAGTAAATAAATCAGGTAATTATACTAAGCCTGGTATGCGTAAAAAGATATTCAATCGTATTAAAGCAGGTAGTAAGGGTGGTGCTAGTGGACAATGGTCAGCGAGAAAAGCTCAGATGTTAGCAAAAGCTTATAAAAAAGCTGGGGGAGGTTATAAGTCGTGACATGGATGATACTTGGTCGGTAATCGTATCTGGTTGGCCTATAGCATTTGGTTTCGTAACCTTAGTTATAGTGTTAGCTAAAATGCATGGAGAGATAGATACACTTAAAGAAAAAGTAAAAGTACTATTTGATTTATGGAACTCTAGAGAAAAATGAAAGCACCACAAAGAAGTTTAAAGAAATGGACTAAGCAGAAGTGGCGTACCAAGTCAGGTAAACCATCTACGCAAGGTCCGAAAGCTACTGGTGAAAGGTATCTTCCTTCAGCAGCAATTAAGTCGCTTAGTTCCGCTGAGTATGCAGCTACAACTAAGGCAAAACGTAAAGGCAGAAAAGCAGGGAAGCAACACGTAAAACAACCCAAGCGCATTGCAAGGAAGACCCGATCATATAGGAGAACATAATTATGGCAGAGACTAAAAACAAAGGTGCAAAAGCTTCAGAAAAACTACTTAATGATTTAACATCATGGTTTAAAAATCTTTCAAAGAAAAAAAATAAAAAAAAGAAATTTGATTTTAACTATGATGCTCAAAAAGCTAGAATAAAAAGATTAGCAGAATCAAAAAACATGACAGATTTATCTGCACCAGAAATAAAAAAAGCTGTTAAAGAAAAATTAACAAAAACTACAGACTCAGGAATATCTAGTTTAAGTGGAGTAGGTACAAAAAGATTAAACGCTAAAAAACAAACTGATAGACAAAACAGTTCTAGCAGATCTGCTCCTAGAACAGATTTAGGAGATAAAGAACCAACTAGATTTAGAACACAAAGATTAAGAGGTCTTCAACAAACTGTAGGACAAGATCCTTTAGGACCATCAGCAGGATCTAAGAAAAAAGAAGATAAGAAAAAAGAAGGAATGGGTGGTAAGGCTACTGTATCTCCTAATCAAAAATCAAGACAAGCTACCTTACCTAAAGAAGAAGGTATCGGTAAACAATTAGCTAGAGCTTTATCTGGTGGTCAGAAAAAAACTAAAGTTGGTAATGTTACAATTGATTCTACTGATGAGGGTATGAGCAAGTTTCTTGGTACTAAAGATGAGATAAGACAACAAATGGAAGACGAAGAAATGAACTTCCGTAAAGGCGGTGCTGTTAAAAAGAAATACGGCATGAGAGAAGGTGGTTTCACCAAACGAGGTGGGATGTACAAGAAAGGTTATTAATGTGACTGAGCAACAAGAAGCTTTTCTAAATGCTTTGTTTGGAGAAGCGCAAGGTAACTTCCGTAACGCTATGAACATTGCAGGTTATGCTCCAACAGAGTATCCTGCTAGACTCATTCGCCAAATGAAGAGTGAGATAATAGAGAGAGCAGAGAATATGTTAGCAGCTAATGCTCCTAAAGCTGTTCTCTCTATGTCAGGCATACTAGATGATCCTAGTGCATTAGGTAATAGAGATCGTTTAGCTGCTGCCAAAGAAATCCTAGACCGTACTGGTATAGTTAAAACAGAGAAGATCGAGCATAAGGGCGTAGCTTCTGCTGTTGTGATATTGCCTCCCCTAGAGGAAGATGATGACACTCAAAAGGATTGATCATGCAAGTCGTAGAAAAATTAAAGCAATTGGTAAAATTCCATACGGATATGATTATCAAGTTGACAAAAGGAATGTGGCATGGTATATGCCTAATGAAGGAGTCCTTAGTAAATTCGATGAAGCGGTTACTCAAATTCGTGAAGGTAATCACTCTGTACGAAAGGTGGCGGCGTGGTTAGAAAATGAAACTGGTAGAAAACTTTCTGCTACTAGGTTACACAAGTTGGCATGGACTGAAGAAGAGTTGGATGCTAGGAGAAAGACTCGCAGACGCAAACTATCTCCCAAGCAACGAAGAATCGAAGACCTTAAAAATACCGAAAAGCAAACACGAATCAAGGCAGAACAAGCGAAGAGACGATTAAGTAAAGAATTAGACAATGGTAAGGAGCCAGAAGAATCTATAAACTTTACGGATACTAAACAGAAAGAACCTGAAGTTGTTTTCAAGCCCAATCCTGGACCTCAAACACAATTTCTTTCTGCTAATGAACGTGAAGTTTTCTATGGAGGTGCAAGAGGTGGTGGTAAAACTTACTCTCTTCTTATAGCTCCATTAAGATATGTACATAAACCTGCTCATCGTGCGTTGCTTATAAGACGTTCGATGCCAGAACTAAGAGATGTTATATTTCAGACGCAACAGATATATCCTAAAGCTGCATCTGGTGCTAAGTTTAAAAGTCAGGAGAATACGTGGTACTTTCCAAGTGGAGCCAGAATAGAATTTGGGTATTGCGAAAACTTACAAGATGTGTTAAGATATCAAGGACAGTCCTATTCATGGATTGGTATAGACGAGTTACCTCAGTATGCTAATTCAGATATATGGCAGTTCTTAAAATCATCGTTACGTACTACAGATCCTAGTATACCTTTGCATATGAGAGCTACAGGTAATCCAGGTAATATAGGATCAGCATGGGTTAAGAAGTTATTTATAGATCCTGCTGAACCAAACACTAGAATAACTGAGAAGATAGAGTATGAGCTAGATGGTAGAACACTGTCAAGCGAAATAACAAGAAAGTTTATAGCAGCATCAGTATGGGATAATCCGTATCTCACACAAGATCAAAGTTATGTTGCTATGTTGGCATCACTACCAGAAGTAAAACGTAAGCAGTTTCTGTATGGTGATTGGGATGTAGTAGATGAAGGTGCATTCCCTGAGTTTAATAAAGAAATACATACGTGTGATAGTTTTGAGATACCTAATGGATGGACTAAGATAAGATCAGCAGACTTTGGATATGCAGCACATTCAGGTATATTATGGGGTGCAGTAGATTACGATGGGTGTTTGTGGATATACAGAGAGTTATATGTTAATCGTTTGACAGCAGATAGATTAGGTCAGATGATTATAGAAGTAGAAGAAAACGATGGTAGAATACAGGATGCATTACTAGATAGTTCGTGTTGGGCTAAGAGAGGTGATGCAGGTCCATCAATAGCAGAGACTATGAATAGAGAAGGATGTAGATTTAGACCATCAGACAGATCACCAGGATCTAGGGTAGCAGGTAAGATAGAGTTACATAAGAGATTGATGATTGATGAAGATACTGGTGAGCCTAAGATAAAGATATTAAAGAATTGTAAGAACCTGATCAGTCAGATAGCAGCATTACCAGTGGATGCTAGAAACCCTGAAGATGTTGATACTAAGTCTGAAGATCACTTATATGATGCACTAAGGTATATGATAATGTCTAGACCTACGAATATAAGAGTAGCGTATGAGAATACACCTAAACACCGTTACCAAGCATCGGATGCTACGTTTGGATATTAGATGTTTTGGGCATATGCTGGTATGATACTTGGGTTAATACTTATCATCGGTGTGTTTGTTTATAGTCATTGGTATTGATATGAAAAAAACTAGAGATTACAAAAAAGAATATGCTAAGACACATGGTACTACTAAAGGTAAACTAGATAGAGCAGGTCGAAACAAAGCTAGAAAAATTGTAAAACCTAAAAAAGGTATGGAAGTACATCATAAGAATGGTAATCCTAGAGACAATAGAAGATCAAATCTAAAAGTAATAACTAAAAAACGAAACAGAACCTTACAACCCAAAAGAACTAAAAGGAGTTAAAATGGTAGATGAAAATGAAATCTCTGCTCTTGACGATGCCAAGACAGATAAAAAGTATGATAACCTAGTTAGCTATGTTAACTCCAGATTTGAAAGAGCAAAGACTAGTAGGTATTCAGATGAAGAAAGATGGACTCAGGCATATAGAAACTATCGTGGATTGTACGGTCCTGATGTTCAGTTTACAGAAACAGAGAAGTCCAGAGTATTTATTAAAGTAACTAAAACTAAAGTATTAGCTGCATATGGTCAGATTATAGATGTTCTATTTAGTCAAAATAGATTTCCTATTGGTGTAGAGCCTACTACAATACCTGAAGGTGTGGCAGAGTCAGTACATATAGATCCCAAAGAACAAGAACAAGAAAAGGCTATGGAAGAGTTTAGGAGTATGTATGGTTCTCCTGGTGATGGTAATGATCTACAACCAGGTGATACCACAGATATTCTAAAAGAAAGATTAGGTTCACTACAGGAAGACCTAGAAGATTTAGAAGGTCTTAAAGAAGGACCAGGACAGACACAATCTGCTATTACATTCCATCCAGCTATGGCTGCTGCTAAGAAGATGGAAAAGAAAATTAAAGATCAACTAGAAGAATCCGCTGCAACTAAACATTTAAGGCACTCTGTATTTGAGTGTGTATTGTTTGGTACTGCAATAATGAAAGGTCCGTTTGCTGTAGATAAAGAGTATCCTAATTGGGATGAAGAGGGTAACTACGATCCATCTATTGTAACTGTACCTAAAGTAGAGCATACATCAGTTTGGGATTTTTATCCAGATCCAGATGCATTTAATATAGAAGACTGTACCTATGTAGTAGAAAGACACAGACTTACCAGATCTCAACTACGTGCATTAAAGAAACGTCCATTCTTTAGATCCTCTGCAATAGAAGAAGCTATACTAGGTGGTGAGAACTATGATCGTGAATGGTGGGAAGAAAGCCTAACAGACAATGAAGTAAGCTCAGAGTTTGGTTCAGGTAACTATTCTGGTGGTAGTGATGTAGAACGCTTTGAAGTATTAGAGTTCTGGGGTACAATAGATAAAGAGATAGCGGAAGATCAAGGACTAGAAATACCGAAGCAGTATCTAAATGATGATGAGATACAGATTAACTGTTGGACCTGTAATAATGAGATTCTAAGATTTGTTATCAATCCGTTTGTACCTAAACGTATTCCTTATGTTGCTAGTCCATACGAACTAAACCCATATAGTTTCTTTGGTGTAGGATTATCAGAAAACATGGATGATACTCAAACACTAATGAATGGCTTTATGAGATTAGCAGTTGACAATGCTATTCTATCTGGTAATCTATTAATTGAGGTAGATGAAACAAACCTAGCACCTGGTCAGGATCTTACAGTATATCCTGGTAAAATTTTTAGAAGACAAGGTGGTGCGCCTGGTCAAGCTATATTTGGTACTAAATTTCCAAACGTGTCAAGTGAAAATATGATGTTGTTTGATAAGGCAAGAGTATTATCAGATGAGTCATCAGGATTACCGTCATATTCATATGGACAAACTGGTGTGCAAGGTACAGGTAGAACTGCATCAGGCATATCTATGTTGATGGGTGCAGCCAGTAATGCTATCCGTACAGTAATTAAAAACATGGATGACTATATGCTACGTCCTATGGGTGAGGCATTGTTTGCATTTAATATGCAGTTTGACTTTGATCCAGAGATAAAAGGTGATTTAGAAATTAGGGCTAGAGGTACTGAAAGCTTTATGAAGAATGAAGTTAGATCTCAGCGTCTTATTAGTTTCTTACAGATTGCAAGCAGTCCTGTACTAGCACCATTTGCTAAGTTCCCATACATCATGCGTGAGATAGCAGCAACTATGGATCTGGATGTAGATAAGGTAACAAACAATCCTGAAGAAGCATTTAGACAGGCATTACTATTACAACAGATGCAACAACAAATTGTAGCAGAGAACCCACAACCACAACAAGATCCTACAGGTGCAGGAGGTGGTAATATAGGAACTGGTCAAGCACCAGCACCAGGAGAACAGGGATTTGCTACAGGTGGTGGACCTAATGCAGGAACACAACAGCAACAACAACAAGCACAAGCACCGCAAGGTGGTGGAGAACAAATACCACCAGAGCTAATGGCTATGCTACAGCAAGGAGGTGGTGGTAATGCTTGACGTTAAAACTGCTAGAGACATTTTACCGTTAGTCAATACACCAGATTTTGAGGAACTATTTAGTTTATACTTAGACTCTAAGAGACACGATGCGCTACGTGTGCTAGAGCAGAGTGATGATGAAGTAGAGATATACAGAGCGCAAGGTGCTATTGCTATGCTTAGAAAGTTAAAGTCTATGCAAGTAGAAGTACAGACAGTATTAAAAGGAACTTGATATGGCTACAGCAGTAGAATTACATATAAAAACATTACCTACTTTAGAAGGCACTGTAAAGCATAAAGATTTAAAAAAAATTAAAACTTTACCTTATGGTATTGTAAACGATCCAGATAAAAATCCAACGGCTACTACTAGAAATAAAAAAGCTGCTAAAAGTTTAGGTTATAATTTAAATGATTTAACCATTGATCAAGCAAAAGAAGTCGCTACTAAAATATCAAACGATATAGATAAAGAATTATCTGAAGATTCAAAAGTAGGAAAAGAGTATGCAGATTTATCAGACAATCTTAAAACATTAGTTATCGATGCTATGTTTAACACTGGTAAAATGTTTAAAAATTTAATAAAAGCATCTACTACGTATATGTCAGATAAAAATGAAGATACATTATATGATGTAATAAAAGAATCTAGAAGAATTTCAAAAGGTAAAACAGTTAAAGGATTAGATAACAGAGTAGGTAAATTAGCTACTATGGTAGGAATTATTTCAAATCCTAATGATGTTGCTAAATACGGTTTAGATAAAGTAGATGTATTACCAGAAGATGTAAAATTAGCTCAAGAATTTACAGAGCAAACTATGTCTGATACAGACAGAATGTTAGAAGAAGAGAGAATACCAGAACCTACATTAGAAGTAGATTCTGGAGATGAAGAAAATCCTAGAACACAATTAGATTTACCTCCTCAAGCAATAACTCCTAGAGAAAGAAACTTAATTGATCCTGAGTTTGTTGCTAATGAAACTAATGATCCATTAAAGGAATTTTCTGATATTGATCCTGAGTTTGTTGCTAATGAAACTAATGATCCATTAAAGGAATTTTCTGATATTGATCCTGAGTTTGAAGCAACTACAACTATAAATGATGATAGAGAAGTTGTACCTATGCCTATAGTAAAACCCATAGATGATACTTTAAAAATGTTAATTAATGAGGAGTCACCTAGAAAATTTAAAGACATACCGCCTCAAATAGAAGCACCAGAGGATAGAACTCTGATACCTTCAGAAGAAGAAATGGAAGAAATACCTACAGGTGACAGTATATTTACTGAGTTCTTTTCTAGTCTAGGTGATGTTAGTGATGAAGATGAAGTATTTGAAGCAGATGAGCTAAACCTTAAAGAAGGTGGATCAGTTAAAGAAGTAGATTTTGTAAAAGAAAAGTCTGAGAAGAATGATCCTCCACCAGGAGCTACACCAGAAGAAGTAGCTGATGATATACCTGCTATGTTATCTGAAGGTGAGTATGTATTACCTGCTAATGTTGTAAAGTATATAGGCTTAGAGCGTATCATGGATATGCATAGAGGTGTGCTACGTGAGATACAACAGATGGAGGATCTAGGTATGATCCAGAATGTTGATGAGAATGGCAAGCCTGAAGATGATGATAAAGAAATGACTTTTCTAGAGCCTAAAGAAGGTGTAATGCATGAAACTATAATTATTGCAGGTAAACCTAAAGAAGGTATGATGTGTCCACCTAAACTTAATGAGGGTGCTGCCATAAATAGAAATGTAGATATAGGAGATCTACGAGAAAACATTGCTAGTGAAAGATCCCCACAAGGATTTACTACTACCTATGATCGTGATGTAGGTATTATAAACATAAAAACTCCTAGTGGTAATATTACTATGGATGATACTATAGTTAATTATAATCAAGATCCTGATCAATCTGGGGATCAAGGCGATCCTGGTGGAAAAAATCAAGGCATTGAAAAAGAGTATGAAACATTTGAAGATTTTAAAAAAGCAGCAATTAAATCTCTTAAAGATATCATTGGTATGTCAGGTGATGACGATACTGTAAGCGATGATGACAAAGCTATTAGCTTAGGTTACGATCCACAATCAGAAGTAGATCCTGGTGATGAAGATGAAACTCAGTCACCTCAACATGGTTTAGGTGCAACTGATCAGGAATCAGCAGGAGATGATACAGGAGAAGGACAAGAAGATGGTGGCATGGGTGGTGGTGCGGAAATAAATAAAGGTGGACTCATGCAACGTAAAGGTTATGCTAATGGTGGTTCAGTAAACTATAACATAGCTGGTGTAGGTCAAGTAGGTGGTAATCTTACTCAAGGTGCTATGAATGAAATGGCAGAAGCCTTACCTAAACCTAAAACGTATGACGAAATAAAAGGGGATATACAAGGATTTGAGTTTCCTGAATTAAATACAGCTAGTACAGATCCTGATAGTGAGAACTATTATGGTCGTAAACTACAGGGTGATTTGTTTAAACAACGTCAAGAAAAAGCTGACCTTGTATATAGACCTAATCAAGATAGAAATAATGCATACAATAACGATCAAGAATTGCAAGTGTTATTAAGAAAAGCAGGAGTAGACAGTGAAAATTTTGTTGACGTAATGGATCAATACAAAACTGGTTCAAATGATTTACTTGGTCAGGGTCCAAGCACATTAAACGAACAGTTAAAAAATGGTTTAGATGCATTAACAGATAAACGTAGAATGCTTAGAGATGGTATAAAAGCTGAAGATATACCTGAAGGTGCTACCAATAGAGATATGTTAAAGAAAATATTCTTTAATGAAATTGATGACTTTGGTGCAGAATTAGATTATAATAACTACCAAGCTAATGATAAAATAACTGGTATAATAAATCAAGATCCAGATAATTTTAATCCTGAAGCTACAGAAGAATATAAGGCAGCAATTAAGTCTTATGATTTAGATGGACCTGCTGATCCTCAAAAACTAGGTTATGCAGCAAGTATCCTAGATAGTGATAGAGGAGCATCAGCAATACCTGTAAAAGAAGATAAAGGTTCAGGTATTATGGGTGAAAGAAGATACGTTGAAGGCGTAGGCTATGTAAAAGCAGCATAGTCAAATCAGGGCTACCTTCTACCCTTTTCATGGTGAAAAGCTACTAGATGCCCCCGA